GATGAACCCGCCCACTTGGCCAACAACGAGCTTGATGCCATCCCACAATCCGTTAAACGCAGCCACGACTCCGTCAGCAAACGCTGACAGTACGCTGCCAAGCCCTGTGAACTCGAGAAACTGCGACACTCCATTTCCGATGACTGTTGCTACGCGACCGATTGCTTCCCCAGCCACCTCTGCAAACCGAGCAATGATCACGCCGATGCGGGAAAAAGACTCGCCGATGGCATTGAATGCCTGCGAAAACTGGGCGGCGACTCCTTCAAACTTGAAGAACTCGCGAAAGCCAATGATGGCATCGTTCACGCGGCCGGCAATTCCGGTCACTGCCTGGCTAATGAGGTCAATGGCGGAACTCATGATTCGGCCGGTGGCAGCGAAAGGCTCTAGCACAGTGCCGATCAGATTGCCAAGCGTCGATCCAAACTGAAGGAACACATTGCCCGCCAAACCGACAGCACTGGTGAGCGGCGAGAATATGTCGAGGAGCGCACCGATGTTTCTGCTGAACGTCGCAATCGCTGAAGCCAGGCCGTCGCTCAGGCTTTGCGTGATCCCGATGAACGGAGTGAGTAGTTCGTTGCCAACGCCAGAAAGCGACACGCGAACCGCGTCAAAAGACGCGCCGAGCCCGTCGATTCTTGCGCGGTCGATACTGCTCAGGCGAGCGTTGAATCGCTCTACGTCAGTCGCCGCACCGGCGATGTTGTTGAAGAAAGGAATCAGTTCCGATCCAGCTTTCCCGAACAGTGCCACGGCTGTCGCTGTGCGTTTGGCGGGGTCTTCTATTGACCGCAGCTGCTCGCCAATAAGCCGGTATTGCTCCTCTGGATTCAGTGCCGCCAACTCCTCGGACGTCACTCCGATTTCTTGCAGTGCTTTTTGTGCTGCTTTGCTCTCCTCGTCTACGCCGAGAACACTCTTTTGAAGCCGACCAAACGCAGCACTCACCGCGTCGATGCTTGTGCCGCTGCGGTTTGCTGCTTCTTCAAGCGTCTGGATAAACTCAAACGAAACGCCGAGCTTGTCTGCTGTGTTCCCTAGCTTCTCAACGCGGTCTTCAAGGTTTGACAGCCCAGACACCACGGCCGATGCTGCCGTGCCAAGCCCGGCGATTCCCGCAGCCGCCAGCGTGAACGGGTTGGCGAGGCTCGTCAGTGAGCCGGCCAGGCTCGTCATCGCGTTCGTCACGCCACCCGCAAAGAGCTTCTGGATGCCATCGCCCGCCGAGGCGAACGCACTGAGCCGCGAAGCGACGCCGCCGATCTGCCCTGGTAGCAGGCCGAGAATGCCAGAGAGTTCGTTGAACTTGAGGCCGGAATCCCCGGCCTTGTCCACTTCGCCGCCGTACTGTGCCGAGGCCACAGCAGCCTTGGCGAAGAGCCCGGCCTGGCGTTGGATCTCCGCGTTCAATTGTTCCTTCGTGAGCAGGCCGCGCTGCTCAAGCTCTTGAGCTGCTGCGACGGCGGCATCGTATTGCTTTTGGGCTCGCTCGGTAGATGAGAGGTTTGCCTCAATTATGCGAGCCGCTTGCTCCTTAGCCCTGGCAAACTCCTGCTCCGCAGCTGCCGCCGCCTCGCTCGCTCCGGTGATTCTGTCCCTAGCTCGCCCAGCCGTCTCCTCAGAGATTGCCCCCTGCGCAAGAAGGTTTTCAATCTTCTCTAGCTCGTCTGCGCGTCGCTCCTCGGCCGTCCGCACCTGCTCGGTGATGCGAAGACCCTCTTCAAATGCTTTTGCGGCAGCATTCGCCTCTTCGGTCAACTGCCCGAATGCAGCCGCGTACTCCTGAGGCGCGATGACATTTTCGCGAAGCTGGCCTGCGAGAGTTTCGAACTTCGCCGCGAACTCCTCCTGAGCCTTGCCCGCCGCCGCCGTCTTGTCGGCGAATGGCTGGAACACAGCCGTCGCCTTCTCGGCCTGCTTGCCGAGATTGTCGAGCGCACGATCGACAGGCGTGAGTGACTTCGCCAGCCCGCTGGCGTCGCCAGTGACCTTGAGTGCGAGTCCGAGAATGTTCGCCATTAGCCACCACCTAGCGCCGACTGCAGCATCTTGATCTGTGCGAGCATCTGATCCTCATGCTGCGGCGGATGCTCAATCGGGTTGAAGTCTTCTGCGGACGGTGCCTGTCCTCGTGCTGAATACGGTGCCAGGATTGCACTCACCTCGAGCCCTGTCTGTCTCCACGGATCTGGCAACGCCTGGAAGTACCGCGTGTAAGCCATCCACTCGGACAACTCGCGAGAATCCATTCGCACGCACAGTTCGCCGACCGTCATCTTCAAGTGCCCCGCCAAAGCGAAGATGAACCTCCGCGTCGGCGAGACACTCAGGTTTTCCCCAGCTGCTCGACATCCGCCTCCGTCATGTTGTTGTGTTGGAGCGCCTCGTCGAAGAGTCTGCCCATGACGGCTCCACTCTTGTTCGCCAGTGACGCGACCTGCTCGCGGGTGAAGAGTAGCTCGCCCTTCTCGGTGCAGAGCACGCGAGCGAGATACTCGGTGCGGAAGTTCTCCACACCCGTGTCCCGCTTGCCCATCCACAGCCGCTCATAGGAATCACGCTCGCCGACGCTCATCACGCGAATGTAGACGTCGCCGCCCCACTCGCGGACGGCGACCTTCTTGAGCCCGAGGTCGTCGCTTGCCAGGATCTGCTCTGCCGTCAGTGCCATGCTCGTCTCCTAGATGGGTGCCAATCGCAGCGTCACCGTGTGTCGTTGCACATCATTGAGCTTCTTCTCGACGACGAGTCGCTCGAAGATCGCTTTGTGAGTGAACACGACGCCTGGCCCCGAGACCTGAAACGTGGCGCGCTTGCCGTAATTGGCAACGCTACAGTTCGCGGTCCCGAGGCACGCTATCTCTATAGTGCCCAGGTCAAGCGCGAACGCACTGCCGGCTGGAGCTTCACGCGAGATCGGCAGATTGCCGCCGAGCGTGACCTTGAAGTCAGTGACCTCGGCGAACGCAACGCTGTTCCACGTCACGGTCACGCCAGCAGCATAGACAGCCATGACGGGATGCCTCCGTCACGGCAACTAGCGTGCGACCTTGAAGACCGCCTGGCCCTTGATGACGTCGTTTGTCGCGAATGTCACCGACGAACTGACGACCGTGGCATTCTTCGACAGGAACGTCGCCCCGGCGTGCGTGATCGACATGGCGGCGCTGGAGGCATCCGCGACAACAGACTTGCCGAGATAGTCAATCGTGATCTGGCGGCCGGTATCGGTAGCGTTGCCGGTCAGTGGGCGGTCGATCGTGCTGACAGCGTTGCCAGCAGTGAGCCCGAGGTGCGACACGTCGATGGTGTTGTCGGTCGCCGGATCGGCCAGGTTGTAAACGATGTTCGTGACGGTGAAGGCCGTGCCGCCGAACGTGAACACTGTTCCCGCACCGTCATGAGGCGTGATCGACATAGTCAACTCTCCTGCCAGAGAATGCCGTAGATTTGTTGCACTGTGTAAACCGGCGGGAGGTCGCCGCCGGCCAACTGGGCGAATCCGTCGCTCTCGTTTTCGAGCGACACACGCGCCACAGTCACATTTTCCAATGTGCCCCCCCAGCCATCCAGAGATTGCCTGCACTGGTCTGCAATATCTCTCGCGGATTCGTAGGTCTCTGCGAAGATGTCGACCGAGAGGCTTACTGTCGGCGTGCCGATCGGTCCCTTGAGGGACTGTGCTCGCTCGACCGCCACACGACGCCACGTCACGAACGGCAGGGCCGCCGTGGCCGGTGCAATGACGGGATAGATGCGGGTGCCGATGAGGGCGGTGACCCCGGCTGTCGCGACGAGACGGCTGCGAACGGCAGCCTCTGGTGATTTCAGCGGCATCGTCAGACTCCAGAGAGGGTGCCTTCGCCGCGGAACGTGAGCGTGCTCAGTGCTCGCTCCAGGCTGATTCGCAGCTCCTGCTGCAAGATCGACGCCACCTGGCTCTGCGATTGTTCAAACGCAGTGCGAACCGGCGGGCGTCCTGCACGGCCGCCCACGGGCGTCGGTGCGATCACGATGGGCGTTTTCGACTTGCGGAAAAACGCACCCGGATAGGGCGGGTCAGTCTGGACGCGGCCGTTTCGCTGGCGAATCAGGTCGAATGGCCCGAGGCTCTTGAAGCTCGACGCGATGTAGGCGTTCTGCCCCTTCTTGACCTCGTGGACGACGCCCTTGCCGCGAACCGTCTCTTGCCGGCCCATGCGGGTTCGCACGAACGGCACCGCCGGGCTTTTCCGCTCATAAGGCTTGTTTGAAAATTTGCCGACCACACGCTGCCGCGTGCCGTACTCGATCAGCCACTGGTGGTTCGCACGGTCACCGACAGACGCACTAGAGGCACGGACCTTGCCGCCGGCGGCACTGCGAGAGTCCTGCCTGTTGGCCCGGCGATAGCCAATCAGGCCGACGGCGTTGCCATCACGCGGGTACGCCTTCACCAAGTGCGAGGCCGCGGCCTTCAGATTGCCGGTAGGGCCGACAGGCGATAGTTCACGCAGCCGCAGATACGCAGGGTAGATGGCTTTTTCTA